TAGTAGCCTTTGCGTAAGCTGCTGCCATGTTGCGGACAAGCTCATCAAAGAATGCTGGAGATGTGCGATCAAGTAGTTCGACAGAGAATGTCTGCTGTCCGGCGTACTTCTTTACCGCCCGACCAGTCACAGACAGTCCTGACTAGTGGCAGCTCGTAAGCAAGCCCTACGAGGGGCAATCAAAGCAAGGCTTCACAGTCCACTTCTCAAGGGCAAAACCCGAGCCGATGAGGTTGCCAAGATGGCCGAGGAGTTAGGCATGCCTCTTATGCCTTGGCAGAAGTGGGTTCTCGATGACATGATGAGGATTGACGCTAAAGGCAACTACATTCGCAAGACATCCCTGCTATTAGTAGCACGCCAGAATGGCAAGTCCCACCTAGGACGCATGCGTGTCATCTGGGGCCTGTTCTATGGTGGCGAGAACAAGCATCTGATCATGAGCTCGAACAGAGCGACGGCCTTGATGACCTTTCGAGAGATCGCTTGGATCATCGAGAACGCACCTCACCTTAAGGCTGGGACTAAGGCAATCCGCTATGCCAACGGCGGAGAGCGCATCGAGCTTCTTAACGGGGCAACACTTGACCTTGTATCAGATACGCGTGACTCATCTCGTGGACGCACAGCTGACTTTCTCTGGATCGATGAAGTTCGAGAGATCAGTAAAGACGGCTACACCGCGGCGATCCCTACGACTCGCGCACGCCCTAACTCTCAGACCTTTCTCTCATCGAATGCTGGCGATGCCTTCTCCGAGACCCTGAACAACCTACGTGAGAGAGCCCTCTCGGCACCGCCTAAGTCTTTTGGGTTCTACGAATACTCAGCCCCACAGTATTGCAAGATCACAGACCGCAACGGATGGGCATTCGCCAATCCTGCACTAGGCCACACGATAACCGAGGAGTCACTTGAAGAAGCTGTTGCAACTAATAAAATTGAAGACACTAGAACAGAGCTTCTATGTCAATGGATTGATTCTCTGCAAAGTCCGTGGCCTCATGGCGTACTTGAGGCGACCAGCGATGCCACGCTCCAGATCCCGGTCGGTGGCTATACGGTATTTGGGTTTGATGTATCTCCATCTCGCCGCAATGCGAGCCTCGTTGCTGGTCAGATTATGGGCGACGGACGCATCGGAGTGGGAATCTTGCAGACGTGGGAGAGTCAGGTCTCAGTAGATGACCTTAGAATCGCAGCTGACATTAAGGCGTGGGCCGATCAATATCGTCCTAAGATGATCTGCTTCGACAAGTACACGACACAATCAATTAGCGAACGCCTTGCCAATGCTGGACAGATAACGCAGGACGTGTCGGGGCAGCAGTTCTATCAGGCTTGCTCTGATCTCCTCGATGGTCTGGTCAATGGTCGAGTAGTCCATAATGGCCAAGAAGAATTAATAAAGCAGATGAATAATTGCGCGGCAAAAACGAACGATTCAAGCTGGCGTATCGTCAAAAGAAAATCGGCGGGCGACGTGTCCGCACCGATCTCACTTGCAATGACAGTAAGCATGCTAATGAAACCTCAACAGATCGCAGCTATTTACACCGAGTAGTGTATAATTGCCCTCTATGGGTATCCTTTCGCGCCTCACAGGTGCAACACCGAAGGCCAATGTCGAAGCGCAATATGCACCGCAGGTTTTAGGTGAGTATTCGCCTTATGCGATGCCGTTCCAATTCGCCTACGTCGGACGCACCGAGGCAATGGGAGTTCCGGCACTAGCTCGATGCCGCAACCTTCTCGCTGGCACTATTGGAACGATCCCTCTTGAACTTTACAAGAAGTCCACAGGCGAAGAACTAGGCAAGCCTCTCTGGTTAGATCAACCTTCCTATTCACAGCCTCGTTCTGTCACTATTGCATACACAGTCGATTCACTTCTATTTTACGGACAAGCATTCTGGCAAGTAGTTGAGACTTACCAAGAAGACGGACGCCCATCTCGTTTTGAGTGGATCGCCAACAGTCGCGTAACCGCAACGCTTGACCGCGACAATGTTTATGTCAAGTCTTACGCCATCGATGGCACAACCGTCCCAATGGACGGCCTCGGATCTCTCATTACTTTCCAATCATTAAGCGATGGCATTCTCAACACGGGAACATCCACAATCCGCGCAGCTCTGGACATCCAGAAGGCGTCAGTAGTAGCGGCCGCAACTCCAATGGCAACTGGCTACCTTAAGAATACAGGCGCAGACCTGCCACCTTCTGAGGTTCAAGGATTACTTTCAGCATGGAAAAATGCCCGTCAAAATCGTTCAACGGCTTACCTAACTTCCACTCTTAATTATGAGTCAGTCGGATTTAGCCCTAAAGACATGATGTACAACGAAGCAATTCAGAACCTTGCAACCGAGATTGCTCGCCTTTGCAACGTACCGCCTTATTACGTCTCAGCAGATCAGAACACGACAATGACCTACGCGAACGTGCAAGATGAGAGACTTCAATTCTTGACTTTGTCCTTGCAGCCTTTCGTATCGGCCATCGAGGATCGTCTATCAATGGACGACATCACAGCCCGCGGCAACATCGTTAAGTTCGATCTTGATAGCAATTACCTACGCACCGATCCACTCAAAGAACTTTCAATTATCCGCGAACTTCTCGATCTCCAGTTAATCACACAGGAGCAAGCGATGGAGATGACTGACCTAACACCTAATGGAAGCGAAGGCCTTCAATGAAAGAGATGCTCACATTCTCAGCAGAACTTACAGCAGACGCGTCAGAGCGCACTATCTCTGGCAAGATCGTCCCCTTTAATGGCGAGGTAGGAAACACATCCGCTGGCGCCGTAGTCTTTGAGCGTGGCGCGATCAATATCGCTGACTCATCTAAAGTGAAGCTCCTACTGGAGCACGATCCTAAGCAGCCAATCGGCCGCGCTCAATTCTTCAATGAAACCGAGGACGGGATCTACGCATCATTCAAGATTTCTAAATCATCCCGTGGCACCGATGCGCTCATCGAAGCCTCAGAAGAACTCCGTACTGGCCTTTCGGTCGGAGTTATGGTCAATGCAGCAAAGCCTAAGAACGGCGTGCTGTATGTGTCGAGTGCTGACCTGCTCGAAGTAAGTTTGGTTCAGGCAGCAGCCTTTAAGTCTGCGGCCGTAACCGATATCGCGGCATCTGAAGATGAAGCCGTGGAAGAAACCCTACCAACAGAAAGCGAGACAGCCACCGTGGAAGACACCACTTCAGCAGTCGAAGCAACACCAACAGTTGAGGCTGCCGCAGTTGAAGCTGCTCGCCCTGCTGTAACAGCAATGGCCTACACAAAGCCACGCATTGAACTAACAGCTGCAAAGTACGCAGAGAACTCAATTCGCGCAGCACTTGGCGATGAGTCAGCACGTCAATACATTGCAGCAGCAGACAACACAACAGACAATGCTGGTCTCGTACCAACACGTCAATTGTCTGAAATCATTAACCCACTTGGAACAACAATCCGTCCATCGATCGATGCGATTTCACGCGGAGTTCTTCCAGATGCAGGCATGACTTTCGAGATCCCAAAGATCACACAGATGCCAACAGTTGCAGATACAGCAGAAGACGCAGCATTCTCTGACACAGATCAGAATGCAGCATTCCTCTCAGTATCAGTAAAGAAGTACGCCGGACAGCAGACATTCTCTGTCGAACTACTTGATCGCACATCTCCAGCATTCTTTGATGAGCTTGTCCGCAACATGGCAGCAGCTTACGCAAAGGCTACTAACTCAGCAGTAAACGCTGCGCTTATCGCTGGTGCAACAGCAGATGCAACAACAACAGTAACTTACCCAACAGCAGCAGAACTTCTCGGAGTAGTTGCTCGCGGATCAGCTTCTGTCTATGCTGCAACAGCAGGACTTCCAAACCCATTCGCTCGCAACATGGTCGTATCAACAGGACAATGGTCAAACATCATGTCACTCAACGATGCTGGACGTCCTATCTACACAGCTTCACAGCCAATGAACGCTGGCGGAGCAGTAGCACCTACATCACTCACAGGTAACGTCGCAGGTCTTAACCTCTACGTCGATCCTACAAACGCTGGCGATGGAGATGGAACTATCCTCATCGTAAACCCAGATGCTTACACATGGTACGAGAGCCCTACTTATCGCTTGAGAGCCGAGTCAACAGCCGCAGGTTCTGTGACCATTGGCTATTATGGTTTTGGGGCAATTGCTACCAAGGTCGGCGCTGGCGCATTCAAGAACAACAAGGCGTAAGCCACACTAAGTCGCTGGCAGGGTAGTGCCCTTCTACCCTGCCAGTCTTTAGAAAGGATCAGCATGGCATTGACAACAGTCGCAGAGCTTCGCACCGCCCTTGGCGTCGGTACGCTCTACACGGATGCAGTTTTGCAACAAGTCTGTGATGCCGCTGATAATGTCCTTCTACCCTTTCTATGGAAAAACCAGCAGTACATAATTGCTCACGGCAACACAGGGACAGTCGGAACTCTCTATTTTGATCAACCTATTCGTGATGTATTTTACGTCGGTCAATCGGTTGTAATCTCTGGCGCAGGCACAAAGTACAACGGCACAAAGACAATCACCGCGGTTGGCACTCGATCTTTCAACGTCACCACTTCACACACTTCGGACAATCCTCGTCACACAGTCGAGCCATACGGCATCGCCGCAGCTGAGACCTACATAGACTATTCAACGATCCCGGCAATCCAAGAAGTCAGCCTCATGATAAGTATTGATATCTGGCAATCTCGCCAAGCACCGTCATCTGGCGGCGTGACGATCGATGGCTATCAGCCAAGTCCTTATAGAATGGGCAACACACTCCTTGCACGTGTAAGAGGCATGCTCGCGCCATATCTTGATCCGAGATCGATGGTGGGCTAATGGCCGCCATCTCAACACTCCGCGCAGGTATCGCAGCAGCTCTTACAGATAACACAAAGTATTCAGTTTTCTCATTCCCACCTGCAACACCGATCGCAAACAGCGTGATCGTAGCGCCAGCAGATCCTTACATCTCACCGTCTAACGGCTGGCATGCATCGATCTCGCCTATGGCTAACTTCGTTATTTCCGTCATGGTTCCCTTGCTTGATAATGAAGGCAATCTTAACGGGATGGAAGATAACATCGTTCGGGTTTTTAACCTGCTCGCTGCATCTACCTACACCTACAACGTCACACAGGTATCGGCTCCAGCCGTACTAAGTGCCGTCTCTGGTGATCTACTTACATGCAACATCAATATCTCAGTCCTAACGAGTTGGAGCTAAAATGTCCGAGTGGGAAAAAGAGCAAGAAGCCTTCCTGATCAAGATCGGGCAGGTAGCACCATCAACACCTAAGCCAGTAACTACTAAGAAAGACGAGGAATAATCTCATGGCTGTATTTCTAAATAACAAGGTCGGCGTGAAGATTAACACAGTCGATCTTTCAGACCACGTTACCGCAGTAACACTTAACCGCACTTTCGACGAGCTCGAAGTGACAGCGATGGGCGATGGCGGACATAAGTTCGTTAAAGGCCTTGAGGCATCATCTGTCACAATCGACTTCCTCAATGACACAGCAACAGCCAACGTCCTACAGACCTTGCAAGCTGCATGGGGAACTAACGTCACAGTCGTTCTACTTCAGGAAAAGGGAACCGCAGTATCTGCGACTAACCCTCTCTACACAATGACATGCCTTATCAACGGCACTACAGACATCAACGGCGCAGTCGCTGATCTCGCAGTACAGAGCCTGACATTCAACGTTTCAGGCACTACAGTAGTTGCTACAACCGGCACATTCTAAGAAACTAAACAAAGGGGCACAGCATGGCAAAGTTAATAGTCACACTAGCGGACAACAGCGTTACCGAGATCGAGATCACTCCTCGCCTTGAGTACGCGTTCGAGCTATATGCTAAAAAGGGATTTCACAAAGCGTTTCGCGATGATGAGAAGCAGTCAGATGTCTATTGGCTTGCATGGGAAGGCCTTCGACTAAGTGGAGTCACAGTCAAGCCATTTGGGGATTCTTTCCTCGATACCTTAAAGAGTGTCGAGGTTGCAGAGTCTGACCCTTTGGCCTAGGCAGGGATAGCATCCACTATCTCATCGCTCGCTTGAGCATTGAGACGGCTATCCCTCCACAATATTTAATAGATTTAGATCCATCGATGCTCCAGATGATTCTGAAAGCGTTGAAAGACCGAGCGAAGGAGCAACAGGATGCCTACAGAGCTAAAAGGCGCTAGCCAGCTCCGCAAAGCTCTCAAGCAATTCTCGCCTGATCTTGATAAAGAAGTACGCGATGAGATGGTCGGATTCCTGAAACCTTTAATCAAGAAGGCTAGAGGCTTCCTTCCGTCTAACGCAGACGCTCCATCTGGCTTCGTCAAGCATGAAGTAAAGACTGCCAAGTTCCCAATGTACGACGCAGCTGAGGCACGTCGAGGTGTCGGCTATAAATTGACACCAACTAAGCCTAATCGTCAAGGTTGGGTGCAGACAGTGTCGATCCACAATAAGACGGCGGCAGGTGCAATCGTTGAGACTGCCGGACGTAAGTCGGGAATGTCTGGCAACTTTAGCCCACGCTTCTCAGGCACATTCGCAGGCCGTGGCAAGATGGCTGGCCGCGCAATGTTTAAGGCTTATGAGCAAGATCAAGGCAAAGCTAAGGCTGGCGTTATTAAGGCGCTTGAAAAGGCTGCCGCAAAGTTTAATGCGAAAGGTATCTGATGGCTGAATTACGCATACCGATTATCGGTGAGTTCAAGGGTAAGAAAGCCTTTAAGGATGCAGACAATAGCGTCAAAGGTCTTAACAAATCTCTTAAGAGATTAGCAGGCGCAGCAGGCATCGGTCTATCAACTGCCGCAATAGTTAACTTTGGCAAGAAGTCAGTACAGGCATTTATTGCAGATGAGAAGGCAGCTTCACAGCTTGCAGTAGCAGTCAAGAATCTAGGCCTAGCCTTCGAGACTCCACGCATCGAGCAGTTTATATCAGAGATGTCTCGCGCTTCGGGCGTGGCTGATGATGTACTGCGCCCATCGATGCAGAAGTTATTGCAGACCACTGGCTCAGTTACAAAGTCTCAAGAATTACTGACTCAAGCTCTCGACATATCACGAGGCAGCGGTGTCGATTTTGAGACTGTCGTGGAAGATTTAACAAAGGCTTATGTAGGCCAGACTCGTGGACTCAATAAATACAAGTTAGGTCTTAGCCAAGCCGAATTGAAAACGGCAACCTTTGCGGATCTGCAAGAAAGATTAAATAAACAATTTACAGGATCCAATGCTGCCTACCTTGAGACCTACGCTGGCAAGTTAGGACTTATCACAACTGCGGCAGGTGAGGCTCAAGAAACTATTGGCAAGGGTCTCATCGATGCCTTTACTATCCTCTCAAGCGAGTCTGGCAACATAACAGAACTTACTGACGCAATGAACAGCTTCGCAGAAGGTACTGCCAACGCATTCCGCAGCGTAGCAATCTTGGTCTCTAACCTTGATAAGGCAATGTCAGCAGGTTTCGGATTACTTGGAGTTTTAGACAGTATTACTGGAAGTAACTTCGTCAAGGTATTCGGTGGAGCAATAGGACTTCTTAGCACTCAAGGCGGAGGCTCATTTAGTAGCAATACAAAGGCTGGGACTGGCGGCTATCCTTCATCTGCACTAGGCCCGGGTTTTATCGATCCTAACGATGCAGCTCGCAAGAAGGCAGAAGCCGACGCAGCCAAGCGTGCTAAAGAATTAGCAGGGCTTACAAAGAAGAATTTAGACACACAGAAGAAGTCCCTAGCCTTACAGAAAGCCTCAAAGACTCTAAACATAGAGCTTATTAATATCGAAGCAGCTCTCAAAGGCAAGATCAGCGAAACCGATCGCATATCTTTGCTATTGCAGAAGGCTATTCTCGAAGGCAATGCAACCCTAGCGACTTCCTTATCTGATCAATTAAACACAGCGATCAAGCGTAATAACGAGTTACGTCTTGCCTTGCTTGCTACTCCAGAAGCTCCTAATCCTTTCCGTAATTGGTCGATGCCAGGTGTTTCAATGCCTTCTGATTCCTTTACACAATTCGGCCCGCAAGGTGGGTTAGGTGCAGGAGTTATTGCAGGAGTTAATCCTCAAATCAACATCACAGTCGAGCTTGATGGGCAGACAGTCGGCGGAGCAATCCGCGATGGTCAGATTAATGACTCACTATCTGGCTCTTTCAATCAGGTCAATCGAGGGCAAGGATTTAAGGGAGCGGTCGCTCTCTGATGGCACTCCCTGCAACCATTTCGGTCTCTTTCGACTTTAGCCAAGGCGCTACATTTGGCCTTGGTTTCGTCATTGGCGATGATAAGTACGGAGTTATAGGTACCAGCGCATTCGGTGATTCGACTGTAGCGACACCTACTGTCGATCTCAGCGATGTAACGCGATCGATCAAGATCAGCCGTGGCCGCAATATCATGAGAGACACCTATGAGGCTGGCAACTGCACAGTCCGAGTCCTAGATCCTGATTCTTATTTTAATCCTCAAAATGCAGCATCACCCTATTTTGGCTATCTGACTCCACTCAGAAAGATCCGCGTGGCAGCTACGACGGCTACAGCGCAGGAGTTTCTATTCTCTGGATACGTTGACACTTATAAGTATTACTATCCAACAGGGCAGGAGATTGGGTACGTCGATATTGTCTGCTCGGATGCCTTTAGACTCTTTCAGATGGCTAACGTGGCAACCGTTACAGGGGCAACAGCTGGCCAGACTACCGGCACTCGCATCACAAAGATTCTCGATCAAGTCTCATTCCCTACATCGATGAGAGTTACCGACACAGGATCGACGACAGTTCAGGCAGATCCGGGAACAGCTCGAACAGCCCTTGCAGCACTCAAGGCTGCTGAGTTCGCAGAGCAAGGCGCATTCTTTATGCTGCCAGATGGCACAGCAGAATTTAAGGATCGCAGCGATGTCGTGAGTTCCCTAGCGGCTACCCCAATTGAGTTCAATCAGACAACGGGCATTCCCTACTCAGACCTTAAATACGCCTTCGATGACAAGCTCATCGTCAATCAAACCAGCATGACTCGCATTGGCGGCACAGCTCAGACTTCTGTCAATGCAGATTCATCGGCTAAGTATTTTCCTCACGGCACGACCATCACAGACATGATCCCTCAGACAGATGCTCAAGTGTTAGATATTGCAAAGATTTATGTGGCCACGCGTGCAGAAACCACTATCCGCATTGATGCCATGACCGTCGATCTACTTGATACAGATGTACCGACTGACACGATGATCGGCCTAGATTATTTTGACAATGTCAAGATTACCAACGTCCAGCCAGATGGCTCGACAATTGTTAAGACCTTGCAGGTGCAAGGCTTGGCGTGGGACATAACCCCTAACAGTATGAAATGCACAGTAACAACACTTGAGCCTATAGTCGAAGGATTCATCATCGGATCATCGACTTACGGTATAATCGGACAATCCATATTAGGATACTAGGAGACAAACAATGGCAGCAGGTCTAGGTTACAAAGAGTTTACGACTGGAGACGTCCTAACGGCGGCAGACGCTAACGGCTATCTGGCCTCTCAGGTGGTCATGGTCTTCGCTAGTGCAGCAGCTCGCACCTCAGCCATCACCAGCCCTCAAGAAGGCATGATCTCTTACCTTAAGGATACTAACTCGACCGAGTATTACTCAGGCTCGGCATGGGTTGCTATTGGCGGTGGCGGTGGCGGTGGCGGAAAAGTCCTACAGGTAGTTTCGGCAACGACAACCACTTCGACGGCAATTACATCGACAACACAGACCGACACGACTATTACGGCAACAATTACTCCGACTCTTAGCACTTCTAAAATTCTTGTACTTATTTCTGCTAATGCTTATGTGGTAAGAACTGGCGCGGATTTTTTTGCAGGTGCCAGAGTAATGCGCGGCGCAACTGCCATTGCAGATTATCAAGATTATGGATTAATGGGATTCAGCGACCCTAACACCAATACAAAAAGTCTTTTAGCTAATAACTCAATATCTTACTTAGACTCACCAGCAACGACGTCGGCAACTACTTACAAATTACAAGCACGCGTGGCGTCCTCTGGAACCGTAACATTCCAAATCTCATCATTCCCAAGCACGATTACACTTCTTGAAATAGGTGCATAATGAATAACTACTTAGTTGAAGCAATTAAATCACTTTGCCCTTCGGCCGAATTTGTCATTACAGCCGATGATTATTCGACAATCGTCTGGCACAAGATTGAAGGCGATGCACCTACTTTGGCTAAAGTTGAAGCTGAAATTAAGCGTTTGCAAGATTTAGAATTAACTGCCGAGTCAAGAAAAGCGGAAGCGAAAGCATCAGCCCAGTCAAAACTAGAGGCCTTAGGTTTAACAGTTGAAGAGATTGCCGCGCTTAGTGCATGAAGCCAAGACTTTCTAAGTCTGCCATCCAATTACGCGAGCAGATAGACGATGCATTCCCAGGTAGAGATCGAACTTCGGACGGTTGGATCGGTGATACCCGACACGCTGCGCGCAAGTCTGATCATAATCCAGATGCACAAGGATGGGTACGTGCCATCGATGTTGACCGCGACCTTGCAGGCAAGAACGGGAAGCCCGATCTCATGCCTGACTTGGTCGATCAGATTCGACTCCTTGCAAAGTCTGGAGATGCGCGAATCTCTTACATCATCTTTGACGGAAGGATCGCATCATCTAAAAAGGCTTGGCGTTGGCGTCCTTATGATGGGATTAACAAGCATAATCATCACGCGCATGTCAGCTTTACTCCAAAGGGCGACGAAGACTCTACGTGGTTCAACATTCCGATGATAGGTGGTCAATAAATGGAACAAGCAAAATCTCTAGCAGCATCATGGGGCCGATCATTCTTGGCCGCAGCCCTTGCGCTATACATGGCAGGCGTAACAGATCCTAAGACCTTGGCAATGGCAGGTGCTGCAGCAGTAGCACCTGTTATCTTGCGCTGGCTAAATCCTAAAGACGCTTCGTTCGGTGTAAGCAAAGAATGACTCAAGAAAACTTCTTTACTCTTTACTTCGCCAGCCTTGCCGTGATCGGTGGGCTCGCAGGTTATGTCATTACTCATCTTCTCTCTGAAATTAAGAGACTTAACTCGCGTGTCGATGAGATCTACAACATACTTCTAGAGCGATAATTTTTGCCATGGCAAGAAAAAAAGTCATTGACCTTGATACGTATAGCGCACTAGATGCCTATGCGATCTCTATGCATGAGTTCTACAGAGCTCTACGACGTGCAGGATTTGCCGTCGATCTTTGCTTAGGGATCATCACAGAACGAGGCGCTTACCCTGACTGGCTTCTGCCTGCGCTCCCTGACCGAGTGGATCGCCTACCCTATGAGGATGACGACGAGGATTAAATGAAGCGCATAGTCATAGTGAGCGACCTACAGGTTCCGTTCCACGATAGACACGCAGTCAAGAATCTAGCCAGTTTCATAACAAAATTTAAGCCGCACGAGGTAGTCACAATTGGTGACGAGATTGATTTCAATACGATTAGCAAGTGGTCAGAAGGGACGCCAGAGGCTTATGAGCAGACTCTTGGAGATGATCGCGATGAAGCTGTTCAGGTACTTTACGATCTACAAGTAACACAGATGATTCGGTCTAATCACACAGACCGCCTATACACGCAGATCATGCGTAAGATCCCCTCATTCTTATCATTGCCGGAACTTAGGTTCGAGAAGTTTATGCAGCTTGATGAGCTAGGGATTACCTTTCATAAAAAGCCGTACAACATAGCGCCGGGCTGGATTGCAGTCCATGGCGACCATACCCCTGTGAGCGTGATCCTTTGCGTGAGTTACAGGTTATGCAACTAGATACGAGGTTATCGTAGGCAAGCGGATCACCTCCGTCTTTGATTGGAATCACATGATCGACCGTTGTTGCAGGCTGCATGCAATAGAAGCAAGTCCATTGGTCACGAGCTAGCACCTCAAGGCGCCTTGCCCTCCATGCTCTACTATCTCTAGGATCTTTAGGCATCGATGTTCAACTCTAACTGTCCATTGTTGATGATCGTTACTGCTCCACGAATCGGCATATGGTCAGCGTTAGTCTGTGTCTTCAACCTATGGCAGTTAGCACATAAGGTCTGCAGGTTGCTTGGCTCATCATTAGCATGATTGCCATCAATATGATCCACGTCTAGCTGTACCCTATGTATGGCAACGAATCCACATAACTCACAATAGTCTTTCTTGTGTAGTGTGTAAGTCTTAAATCTACACCGATAGCAACGTCTATCCCATATCCGTAGGCCTGTGCGCCCTACTCCTTTAGACCTTACAGGCTCACCACAGACACACATTGGCCTTACGCCTGATCGACTCATTGCCATCCCTTAGTCTTTAAATGATGCAATGCACCACAATAGTTAGGCTCATCATACTCAGTATGTCCATACCTATGTGCTACATAATGCCAATACATCCAGAACTGTTTAACTGTAGAGCCTGTCTTTAAGCTCTCAACCTTCATCTGATATAGGCCATAGGCTTGCTTCTTACCGCCTATGTTGCCTACTGCTCGATGATTCCATCTTGATTCTCGATAGATGATCTCATGATGACAAGCTTCTTGCTTATCTGTTAATTGATACCTGGCTAATTCTTTAACATAACCAATTGCTTTATCGGACGCCTGTGCATCTAGGGGCGTAGCTATAGATAGAGATATCCCAATAGCGAGTGCTACCACGCGAGCTAGCCCTATCGGGCTCGCGTTGAGCCCCTGATGGGCTCTAGCCCTGAGAGTACCATGCGTGTCAATTACCATTGTATAAGTCCTGTTCAGACGCGTGTCGCAACTGCTTACCAATATATTCTGTATAAGCTGGCGGAATTGATTCTACTAATTCGCCCCATATCATCCAATCAATACCCATCGCCTCGTTAGCCTCAGCCATTGTCTTAGCTGTGTGACCGCCGTTTGGGATCTCGTCTCTCATTGATCCATAGATTCCCACTGGCTTGCCTTGAACCTTATGATTGCAATCATTGCCCACGAGCGGCACATTCGACTCAAATATCCTATGCCTACGCACTTTAAGGCCAAAGCCTGAGCCACATAGCTGAATAGGGTTGATTAAAGGTGAGTTGGGTACGTTCTCAATGACATAAGGCTTGCCCGATGCGATAAGCGCATCTCTTACCTCTGGAATCATGTTTACCTTGCTCGTTGATTTACCCTGTGCATTGCGTAGGTGTTTCGTCGCACTGAATGTCTGACATGGTGGGCTTGCTGCAATTACGTCAAACTGTCTTAGATATTCAACATCTATGTAATCTCTAACGTCGCCTCGAATGTAAGTGTGAGGGTATCGCTTGCCATGCTTGACATCGATCCCAGTGACCTCAAATCCAGCCCTAGCATAACCTTCTGACGCTCCGCCTGCTCCGCAGAATAGGTCTAACAGCTTCATCGATTGTCCGTACTGTAGAACCCTGACCCCTTAAAGCTGATCCCTACTGAACTGTATATCTTGTGCATTGGCGAATGACAGAATGGACACTCTAGGTCGTGAGGTTCATTAATACTCATCCATTGCTCGATCCTTGCATTACTGGCACAGGATTCTTCGTCGCACTCGAACTCATAGGTTGGCATCTGGATCCACCTGACATGTTCTGCATGTTTCGGTGAACGCCCATGCGCCGCACATCTTGCATCTCATAGGTTCAAGTGTACCAATATCGCCCTTATAATCCCCGTAACCTGCCTTAAGCAATAGATCGACCAGATCACCTAATCTCATGAATGCTAGGTACTCACTAGGAGCCTTCTCCCCTTGACCATTCAATCGACTAACTATGATAGGCAAGTCACCAGCTTTACTTGCCCTCTTTGTGACCTGATCGATCCACGCCTTTGGCTGGAACGCCGATCTAGCTTTAACTTCCATGTCGAACGGGACATGTGTTATATCTTTTCCAGCCCCTCTACCGATGTCTGCATGTGGCCACCACTCCGAAAGGTAACGTGCGACCACACGCTCGGTCGAGAATCCTCGATATTTACGGCTTTGTGAGGCCATTGACAGCGTGACACTTAGCGCATGACCAGCTCTTATTGACTAGGTTCACCTTTATGTCTTTGTAAGGAATTGAGTCATTACATAAACAGCATCTAGTTGTAAAGGTAAACTCCTCAAGGATTGCTATGACTTCCTTAGATCGATGTATTTCATCCTCTGTAGGGAATTGCTCCCATTCTCCATCTTGGTTCATGAACTGTAAGCGTCCCATTATGCTCTCACCTTCTGGCGTTGCCATGATCCATCTTGAGCAATCTCATACCAGATCACATCGTTAGGAGACTCGCATCGACCACCGATCTCACCTGTCACAACTGCCTTGCACTTCATATGCCCCCATGGCTTGCCAGCCTTTGTCGTGCCTGTCTTCCACATCATCTCACCATGCTTGCAGTGAGGGATATCCTTCTCTGTCTGGCCGCCAATTATCCCTTTCACCATCGATACAGCTTCCTCCATTGTGGGCGGCATAGTCGCTGGCTTGATAGTCCATGGATCCTCTTCCTTTACTACTGGGATGTAAGTGCCGGACGTGTCTAACATCTTGGCCTTTGTCTGATCGATCGTTGACTTCACTTCATTCGCTTTATTAACTTTGACCATTTCTTCTCGTGACGCTCGCTTTCCCTTTGTTGCATATCCTGCGTTAGCAAGCGCTCGACCGATAGCACTAGTCTCACAATTCTCCAGCGCTGACGTCGCATTAACGCCGCGCCCTTGGATGGTTTCTTCTGCAAGTCCTGTAGTCCAAGGCCGAATGTCAGCCTCTGTGCGATATATAGCAGCCTCAACAATAAAACGGCCAGCGGATTGATCAAGTAACTTTGTATGAATCTGTCCATCTGGGTGATCCTTCCAAAACTTAATAAGTCTTTCTTCTACTGTCTCGTAATCTTCAAGGTTAAACATATTGCTCATCCTTTTCTGTTATAAGTTCGCAAGCTAGTGCAAGGTAAGCACACGCGTCGATATAGGAGTCAACGTGGTCAGCGGTTTCTTGGAGACGTGCGAGCTTGACTTCGACCATCGCCAGACACGCTTGATGGTCTGAGATTGGTGTCTCAAGCATCTGCTGGAGTCGTAATGCGATTCTAGTCTGATTGATACGAGGATGACCATATATTCGTCCTCGGTCTCCAATGATGTCAGTAGCTGATAATAGGACTTCACTTGCTTTCACACTCGCACCCTTTCTTTTGTCTCGTAGTAACTTCTCACGGCTTTACGGCCTTTGAGGTATCCCACGCGAATGCCGACGATACGGCCTAGATGAAAATATAGTGCGGATAAGACAATCATGGCAAATAAATCGCCTAGTGATGGATCGAACATGTTGAGCCTTTCTTAGGATGCCCTTCATCCGTGGCTCTACTGTCTCATGCCCTAAGGGGGAAAAATCAGATAATTAGATAACGAAATGGTAACAATTCTGAATCATCCATGTGGTCATCGATGTCCCTAGCTAGATCGTTATCGAGGTCGTCCATAGCGCTTGCCTGAGACTACGAATGTCCCATCCTTCTCGATATAGATAAGATCGACCTGCACATTCTTGCCATCAACATACATGATGGCGAATGCCTGCTGCCAATTAGCCGATCCCTTCGTGTAACTGGCCTTACTAAAGTCCATGAGATTGCCTACTTCTACGCCATGCAGAACACGTCCTATACGGCCTCCAGAGGCCTCTGAGAAGGACGATCGACCTGCCCTGTGAGTATGCCCTGAGATGACTGACTTGCCATGCCTACGGGCTGCCTCAAGGGCTGAGAGACCGCCTTGAGACTTGATAGGCGTATGGTCGCCATGGACTGCGATCCAGTTAGGCGCAATGTTGTAAGGCTTCTTATGAAAGGTTATGCCAAGGGTTTCAAGCTGCATGAACTTCTCGAACCTAAGTTCTGGCAAGGATAAGAATGACGGGATCTTACGCATAATCTGTGTGTATAGGCGGTCTGTGTGATTAGACCGAATCATCTGTGTTACTTGGAGATCGTAAAGTACCTGAACAGCCTCATCGCGATCGTCTCCCAGAGTTTGCTCGTAAGCTTCTGGCGTGCCTTCTGACCATTTCGAGATCGTGTTGAAGTCAATCTCATCTCCTATCGTTACTACTTCATGCGGCTTAAACTTGGCTATAAATTGTGCTACATTCTTGACTGCGTGTCGATCGTGGAAGGGAACCTGTAGGTCACTCACTATGACAATGCGCTTCATTAGTCCTCGTCGTCGTCCTCGTAGGGTATGGGATCCATGCGGTCAGGAATTGATGGCAAGATCCATGCAGGATAAGCGTCTCGATCTGTAATGATGGCTAAGCAGAGATCGACTGCGAACCCTGCCCTGCGTAGTGCGCGATACATCTCGTGCAGGCTAATAGCCCATGCGTCAAGCTGTGAGTAAGTATCAAGATCGATGACTTTTTTTTGTGCCATAATTAAAATTATCGCTCTAGGAGTATGTTGTAGATCTCATCGACACGCGAGTTAAGTCTTTTAATTTCGCCAAGAAGATGCGTAATGACGTAACCTGCAAGCCCACCAATTATCGCTAAGCTGGCAAAGTAAAGTGTCATTAGATCCGAAATGCTCATTTTTTAGGTGTCGCGTATCCGAATACTCCAGCTACGATCGAGCCAAGGATGGCGCGGTAGTCTAAAGCAAAGTTAGATGTAGTTCCCCATACGGCCAAGAATGCTCCGATAGAGATTATTACTGGATGCTTCATGTTCATTTATTGTCCACCTATCATCGGTATAGTAAAGAATTGAGAGTCTTCGTCGCCCTTGATAGTGAAGCTGATATGCGCGTGATGATTATGCTTATTGATCCCATCATAAGGACGCCAAGCCCAAGCCTTTTTAGCTGAGGCGATGCGACCGTCGAAGATGATGTAACCAATTCTTTTATCGCCAGACTTTGCAGCGAGTCGAATCTGATCGACCAAGTCAGGCATGACATCGGGCTTCCGGCCTTTGCCGTTAAGGTCGCGGTCAACATCGATGGCGCGTACCCATCCCTGTACATCTGGATTATGATCAGACTTGCGAGCAGCGTGTCTCGTGTCACCGATCCAGCCGTCCGAAGTTCGATCTCTATCTGGGAATGCATCATCGATCTGCTCGCGTAACTGGATGGCAGACTTAGACAGGCGCGGCTTCATCTGTAACTGGTTCCTCTGACTTGACGATCTGGACAGTTCCTTTGTTGACAATTATTTGGCCGTCATACTCAAACTCTTCTTCTCGCTCTGTATTACTCTCAAATAAGATTTCCATATTAGACTCCCGCGTTATAATGGGCTAGAACTTGAGCAGCGCTTAACGCTGTGTTGTAAACCGAAACTGCTGTTGCTGTACCTGTGTAGAATTGAGCATAAGAGCCGCCGCCAGAATTGTTAGAACCAAAAAGTATTTCTCTATTTGAAGTATTTGTTCTGCGAGCAGTAGTGCTATTAGCTTGATCAACGCCGTCGATGTACAGTCTAAGTGCGCCGCCGCTTGTAGCTGAGGCCACAACATGATGCCAAGCGTCATTGTTATAGCTGTTAGTATGAGAAATGTTTAAGCCATTGCCTGCGGAATCTACGCTCTGGATCATGACCATTCCAGTTGTGCCGTTATTAAGTGAGATGGTAGTAGTAACGCCATTGCCCGATCCTGTGCTATCGCGCCATGAGAAGAATGTAGAAAATGCGCTACTGCTAGTCTTAAACCACATTTCAGCCGACCAGTTACCGCTTGCGGCAATGTTAAAAGTAGAGACTACCGAACTATTGACTCGATCGTTAGAGCCATCGAAAGTAATACCAAGCGGGATGCCAGCTAGACCAGTCGATACGCCAAGGGTAGGGCTATTGTAGAAAGTAAAATTGTTGTTATTAGCTGTTAAATCATCACCCGTCGTACCAGATGTCTCATTAAGCAGCCAGAAGCCTATGGGGTTATCGGCCAAAACTACTTGGCTATAAGTTAAAGGTGCTTTTCCCCCATATACCGCCGATAGATTGTTAAGCATTATCCAATGGCTCCGACGACGTACCATGCGTCTGTAGCTGTTTTTATACATGCTGCGCTTCTATATTGTGCAAGGGTCGGTGAGGCTGCTACTGCGCCTGCTGAAAGGATGGTAGTAGTTGCAGGGGTGACTGCTGAAATCGTGCAGGCTCCGACGCCGATGTTCAAGATCGTAAGGACTGTACCGATAGGGAATGCTACCGAGGCGTTAGTAGGGATCTTATATGCGATCGCTGTCGCCTTGTTCATGAGCTCTAAGACCTGATAGGTATCGGCAATGACAGCCGTATAGTCAGCAGTCTGTGCTGCGCCTACAGTAAAGGCTACTAGGCCGTTATAGTCTGCGGCTGTAAAGATGTCGCCTGTTGTCGCTGGAAAGCCTTCTGCCATGATTTTCTCCTAGTATCCCA